TCACTTTTTCGCCTGCTTCATAGTCAACACCTTGCCCTGCATCTGCCGGACCCTTTGGGCCATTTCTAGAGCCCTGGCGTTTTCCGTCTGGCAATACCTCCAAAAGGCTTTGTTGGTTTCGTGCCCTGTGAGGGCCTTTGCGTTTTCCTCCCCTGCTTCAAGGGCAAAAGCCGTCGCCGTGCTGTGTCTGGTTCCCCCGTATAAATCGACGGTGACGCCGACGGCTTTGCTCGCCCTTTTCCAGCATTCATAGAGATAATTGCGTCCAAACGCTGTGTTGGCTTGGATTCCGTGGCGGCGAGTCTTGTGGTGCCGGAAGAATGGCATGTGAGGCATGGCCGGGAATGAGGCCTTCATGAGCGCAACCATTTCTATGTGTTCTTCGACAAGGTGGACGATTTTTCGTTTGAAGCGGCCTCGCGACTTGGTTGGTTTCCATACGACGATGACACCGGGATCGGTTTTGACGTCATCCTCTGTGAGCTTCACAAGATCGCCAGGCCTCAGCGCCAAGTACGTTCGCAGCAAATCGACACCAAGCCACACCTTCGGATTGTCCTCCCAAGTCTGCTTCTTCAGTTCGTCCATGATCAGCGTCTGCGTCTTGAGGTCGATGATTTTGCGGTAGCCGAGCTCGTAGTGAACTTTGGGAATGATGGGCACTTGATGAGGCGTGATGATTTCTTCTTCCACAAGAAAGGTCTTGAAGAAGGTGTTCAGCGTGGTTCTGTAGTTGAATCGCGTCTTGTCTGAAACCTTTAACGACCACAGGAACTGCTGGATGTCCCTCTTTTTGATGTCTTTGACATTGGCGTTGCCGAAGAACGCTTTTGCCTTTGCCATGTGGTTCTTGACGGCGACAAAGGATTTCATGCCGCTGGCTTTCTTTTCATCAAGGTAGAGGTCGGCCAGTTTGTCGAATGCGTATGGAGAGTCTGCGCGGTAGTCGAGTGGATCGAAGGTGCCTTCGTTCTTTTTGAAGCGAAGGCCATTGAGGAAGTATTCAGCTTTTTCGTACGTGGAGAATTGTTTGTTAATCGAACTGCCAAACCTGACAAAGAATTTTTTTGTCGCCATTTGGTCCGGATGTTCGGGGCAGAACAGGCCATTTCTGTTTGAGACATGAACAAGCCTTCCGCCGCACACCGGGCACTTTTGCCGTGTGTAGATGTTACCAAGCATGCATAGTTCACCTCCTTGTTTGTGGGGGAAGCAAACTTTACCACGTGAAGTATTTCCGTTCCACCTGGTGTTGAACATGTTGCTTTGATTGGGTTTTGTGTTGTGGTGAAGGTTTCTACACAACAAGGCCAATGAAGCGAGAGTCAGAGGGCGTTGTTACCGTCCCTGCTGCAAAATGGAACATCTTGGCGCTTAGAACAGAGAATGTTCCAGCACGTGACCAATCTTCCAGATTAGGCCGAGGGCGAGGATGAGGAGTGTGGCCCAGAGCCATGGTTCGAGGGTGTCGACGAGGGTGGTCAGGGGAGAGTGGGTGGTGGCGTTGTGGGGATGTTGCTCGGATGTGTCGGGGGATTTGGTCGAGACAGGCATCATGAGCCTCCGGCGATGAGGTGGCCGAGGGCGCGGACGCCTTGGAAGAGTGCGGCGCAGGCGGCCACGGCAAGGCATGCGAGGCAGAGCTCAAGAACGATTCGTGCGGAAACGCGCAGCATGGAGCGGGTGGTGGTCATAGTGTGACCTCCCCGGTTTGCGTCGGGACTTGAGGGAGTGCTGGGTACGCATGCCCGTGCGCACCCAGCAAGAGCTCCCGCCGCAGCGGCACACGACCTCACGGGTGAAGGAATCCCCTTGGCTAAGTCGTGCCCACTTTCCTTCGCGGAAGCCTCTTCCGCAAGTCCCGACAATGATACCAATTCCTACGAAATCTCCACGACAAGTTCGCGAGCCCCTGCTTTTGCGGCCGTAGCGCGCGTTGCTTCAGGATGATGCGCGGGGTTGTCGTGTAGATTTACAGTTAGAAGAAATAATTCTATTGGTCAACATAAAAATAGAAGAAATTCTTCTTTCAGCTGGACTGGATGTTTTGGCGGCGATGTTTACTCATGAGTCGGGAAGAATTTTTGCGAAAAAAGGGGGCGGGGAAGTGTGGGTGGTGCAAAGAAGTGCAGGGAAGTAAAGGGCTGCAGAATAAAACAACCGACAAAAGAGGTGTGAACCCTGCCGTGCTCTGCTGTCAAAGCGACGGGGGCGGACAAGAAAAGCCGCATGCATCAGGTGCTGGCGGAGTTAGTCTTTTGGGGGACGCTTTTTGTGGGAAATAACAAGGCGAAGTTGTGCTTTCCCGGGCGGTTGTCTTTTGGTAGGTGGTGGATGAAGATGGGAAGTTATGATCTTCAGCCTGCTGCATCCCTCTTTCTTTCATTGGGAGGCTGCTCTGCTTCCTGCCCCTTGCTGAGGAGTTTAACTTTTTCTTCTACTTCAAAATGAAGCGACGCAGTGCTCATGCCGAGGGCTTGGGCGATTTTCGCTGAGTCGGACACAGTCAGAGACTGGGGCGCGGATTCGTTTCTGATTTTGCGCCACTTGACCACAACTGCAGGATCATCCCCCCAGATCAGCCGAGCTGTCTGCGAGTGGTTCAGGCCCTTCTCACGGGCCTTCTCCACGACCATTTGCACGAATACCCTTTCGTAAAACTCTGATGAATACATACCGTTAATGTAGAATATTTTATTCTACTCCCACATTGCTAAATTCTTCTTGACCGAGTAGAAGAATTTGTTCTAATTTCACGTCATGAATACACCGGAACTCTTTCGAAGGCTCAGGCGGCAGTTTGGGACCCATTCGGAGGTGGCACGTCAAGCGGGCGTGACGCCAGAGCACTATCGCTTTGTTCGGAGAACAGGACGATTGCCAAGGCGTTTGAAAACGTTGCTTGAGCTCTTGCTTCTGCAAAGGGAGGAGGCGGAGAAACGCCGCCAAGATGAAGAGGAGAGATGCTCCGGTGTATAAATCCTACCCCAAAGACTCCTTCAAGCAAGGATAACTATGGCGGGCGTTTCATCATGCGGTCACAAGCTCCTACACCTGTTCTGCGGGCTCTTCATAAAGTAGCCCATGACCAAGGTGCCATATCGATAAGGCAGCTTGCCGATGCCGTTGGAATCGCCGCCAGTTCCCTTTACGCAAAGCTGAATCCTTACGATGAACGGCAACTCAACGTTGTTCAATTGCTTCGCCTTTTGGATCGTCTTGAACCTCTGCCGTTCCTCGACGCCCTGTGCCATCGGTATGGTTTTCGGGCTTTCCCCGAATCCTGCCCCGTCCCCAATGGCCACTCCATCCATGAAGAGATGGTCCACGATCATGTGGCCCATGCTGAATTCTGCCGCGCCATCGAAGAGGGCGCTTCCATAGACGAGATAGCTTCTTTGGCCCGTCGGGCCATTCGCGAGATTGAAGAGACGCTCGCGCTGTATCACCGCGTCCGGCATCTGGCCCAAGGCCCGGCCGGGGGCGGCGCCGTGCCGAAAACGGGCGGGTAGTGGCCTGCCTGAGCTTCTTTGCGTGGTTCATCCAACAGGGGGAACAGTCATGAACAGCAAAGATGACCGCATTGCGGAACTTGAGGACGTCATCCTGCGGCTGAATGCCCGCATCACGCGGGTGAATTCGCGGAACCTGTGCCTGTCTCAGCGCCTCGACAAGCTGGTGGTGGAGAACTCGCTCCTTGCCGAACGGCTCGACGAACTGGAGGACTCCGCCGCCGAGAGGTCCGAGGAGTGACGCCATGCTGGAAGCCAGCGCGCATGCGCAGATCAGGATGGCGCAACGCGGCATCTCCTACCGGCAGGTGAGGGAAACGGTGCTCTACGGCAAGCGCCGCTCGCAGTTTGGCGGGCGCGTCGCCCATCGGCTCCGCCGTATTGTCGTCATCACCGACGGCGTGGACACCGTCATCACCGCGTGGCGTATGCCGCGAGGCCACAAGGTGGACCGGAGGCGGCTATGACGGAGCGCCAAAAACGCGAATGGCTCGACCGCCACACCTTCTACTGCGAGGCGCTGCACCTGCGCCTGACTCCAGACGAATGCCGCGCAATGCGAAACCGGCCTGTGGTGGCGTTTACCTTTGACGTTCCGCTTCGGCCGCTCCCATGTGGACGTTGCCTTGACTGGCAACGGGCCGAGCCGGGTGGGGTGGTTCTTTCCTCTTCGCGGGCGTTTGAGGGGCCACGCCGGACAGGGCGACGGCTGAAACGCCTTGAATCGCCGCCGACATCACCAGAAGTGCTCCTTGCCCGCGCCCTCAGCATCGCCGAGTGGGACGAGCGCCGGCGGACACCGCTGGATGAGCTTGTCCGCGTCTACAACCTCTGGGCGGAAGTCTGCGAGGAGCCGCGCTATCCCGAAGATTCCATTGTGCAGATGATCCGCGACCGGGGCGGCAGCGTGCCGCTGCGGCGGTTTGTTTGCAAAGGTGAGCGCGGGCGCTGCGTCTGCGCCAGTGACCGGCTGGACCGCTGGGTGGCCTATGTCCAGCTTCGATGCACAACACAGGAGGACACACGGCATGAAGAAGTTTGACGACGGCGTCAATGGCCCCGGCGGCGTGCGCGTCGATTCCGACGGGCAGATTTCCTTGGTCGCACACCTGCAGGCCTTGGCGTCATACCGCCAGCGTTTGGCCCGCGCGGAAACCAAGGCCAAGCTGGCTTTGCAAATGGAGCTCGACGCCTGCCAACGCCGGCTTCACACCTTTGCCGGGCTTATCCGTTACCGCCGGGAGCTGGTGCGGGCGCGAAGCGTGTGCTTTGGGCTGGCTATGCGCTGTGACGCAAGCGGGCGCCCGGAGGAGGCCTCGTGGTGGGATGCCGCCATGACGCGCCTGCACGCTGAAATGCGCGAGACGGATGTCCAGATTCAGGAATGGCTGCTGGCCGAGGCCGGATGGGGCGATATCCCCGGCGCCGGGTATGCCGGGATGCCGCAATGATGAAAAACGTGCCGCCCCACAGTATCGAGGCCGAGGAATTTGTGATCGGCTCCTGCCTTATGCGCCCCGGCATCATCGAGGAAGTGGCGGGGCTGATTAGCGCTGACGACTTCTACGACCAGCGCCTTGGAAAAATCTTTGCCGCCATTATGGCCCTGTCGCGTCAGAGCGCGCCGGTGGACCTTGTGTCCGTGTCCGAGACGCTGGGCGCTCTTGGCGACCTCGACGCCGTGGGCGGACCGGCGCGCCTTGGTTCCCTTGCCGAGGCGGTGGCGCTGCCTGTCCATGGCCCCAATGCGGCCCGCGCCGTGCGGGATAGGGCTCAGCGCCGCGCCATTATCCGCCTTGCCGAATCCCTTGTGCAGGGGGCGCAGGATCAGGGGGCGGAGCTTGGCGCGCTCGCCCTGGGCGCCCAACGCAAACTGGACCTCGCCCTTGAGGACCGGAGCCTGTCGACCTCGCGCAGCGCCGGCGATTTAGCCATGGATTGGGTGGCCTCGCTGGAGCGCCTGCAGGAGGACGGCGGCGCGGGGATCCGCACGCCGTTTCATAAGCTGAACGGCCTTGTGACTGGCCTCGTCCCCGGGGAGGTCTTTGTGGTGGCCGGGCGTCCGGGAGGCGGCAAGACCGCGCTTGCCTTGAACCTTGCGCTCCACGCAGCGGAGCAGGGCTACGGCGTAGGCGTCTTTTCCATGGAGATGCAATCCGTCCTGCTCATGAACCGGCTGTGCGCGGCTGGCGGCGAACACGCGGTGTGTGGTGGCGGCCTTGTGGATGCCCAGCGCTTTCGCGACGGCAAATTCTCCCGCGCGGATTGGCAGGCCATTTATGAGTTTGCCGAGCGCGCCCGTGAGCTGCCGCTGTACTTCTCCGACAAGCCGTCCATCCGGCCAAGCGAAATGCGCGCGCAGGTGCGGCGGTGGAGCCGTATGGGCGTGCGCGTGGTGGCGGTGGATTACCTGCAGCTCATCACGCCCGAGAACCGGGGCGGTAGCCGCGAGCGTGAGCTCGCCGAGGCCAGCCGCCTGCTGAAAAATACGGCCGTGGAGTGCGGCGTCAGCCTCATTTTGCTTTCCCAGCTCAACCGCGAATCCGAGAAGGCCAAGCGTCCGCTGCTCTCGCACCTGCGCGAGTCCGGCGCCATTGAGCAGGACGCCGACATTATCCTCTTCATCGTGCCGTGGAAGACCAAGGGCATGGACGCCCAGGGTGACAACGTGGAGGTGGAGCTGGACGTGGCCAAGGGCCGGAATAACACGGTGGGATCGTTCAGGCTGGTGTACCGCAAAAAGTACCTGCGGTTCGAGAACGTGCCCTACGAGAAAAAGGGCGGTTAGGGCGCAGCCGCCGAGAGATTGTGCGCCGCGCGGAGGACGCCATGGGAGGTTTTCCACGGCTGACACGGGATCAGGCCAAGGCGTGGGGCTATTGCGCGCACTGCTGCGCGTATTCCCCGCAGACGGACAGGCGCTTTTGCATGCTGTTTCGCGATGAGGCGCCGGGGCCGTTTTGCGACCTGTCGCCCGAGTATCTGGAATTCGTGCGGCGGATGTTCAAGCTGGACGGGCCGCGCTGGAGTGAAAGGCCCATGCAGTCCTAGGCCCGCGCCGAGGACGGGAGGTTTGAGAATGTCCATGAACAAGGATTTCCGGCTGCGTGTCGGAATGCTCGACCATCCAAAGACCATCCGGCTCTACGCGAGGTATGGCGGGGATGGCGTGTTGGCGCTTTTGAAACTGTGGGAGCACGCCGCCGTGTACAAATGCGACGGCATTTTCCGCAACAGCATCAAGGAGGATCTGCTCATAGCTGCGCGGCTCCGGCCCGGAGATCCGGCCGTGGACCTGTATGTGGAAACGCTTGTGTGGTTGAGGTTCGTGGATCTCTTGGACGAGGACGTCTCACTGGAGGAGTACGACTCAGACGAGGCCCGCGCTGAAGCGCTGGAGCGCGCCAGAGTGGATATCTGGTTCGACAGCCCGGAGGAGGTGGCCGAGTTCCTCGACGCCGCCGCTGCGGAAAATTTTCAGCCCGTCTTTGCACTGCATAATTGGGTGCGCCACAACGCCTACGCGGCCAGAGCCTACGAACGAACCAAGCGCGCCAGCCGCAACGCGGCGCGGCGGTGGAGCGACAAAAAGGGCAAACGGAATGCTGCGCGCAATGCTGTTAGCAATGCCACCAGCAATGCCAATAGCAATGCTACCAGCAATGCCAGTAGCACTGCCAGTAGCATAGCGCCCAGCATTGCCAGTAGCACTGCGGCTAGCAATGCCAACAGCAATGCTAATAGCAATGCTAGTGGCAATGCTCCTTCTCCTTCTCCTTCTCCTACTCCATCGTATAGTGTCCGGAGCGATTCAGATCGCTCCAAACCGTCCATGCCTGGTGAGGATCTCGTGTTTTGTTCCTTCCCCACGAATCGGAAAAACCAAACGTTTGAAGTGCTTATGAGCAAGATTGACGAATGGAAGGAAAGTTATCCCGCCGTGGATGTGGAGCAGGAGGTCCGAAAATGCAGGCAATGGAACGTGGACAACCCGTCACGCCGCAAAACAGCGCGCGGCGTGCTCAAGCATGTGAGTGCGTGGCTTGCCCGGTGTCAGGATCGGGGCGGAAGCTTTGGCCGTGGGGTGGATGCGTTCGATGGGCCGAAGGATGTGCGCTCATTCAGCGATGAGGAGCTGGAGCGCATGAAGACGCAGGGGGAGCCGGGCAGGACCTCTTTTGGTGAAGAAACGGTGAAATCCCACGGCGACACGTGACGGCGGCGGTGAACGAGAGTGAAAAGGGCGAGGAGCAGGTGACAAACGAGGGTGAAGCACACATGGACGAGCGTGAACGCTACATGACCCTGCTGGAGCGGTGCAAGGCAGCGCGGGAACGGGGGGAACGCCCAACGGTCAGCGACGATGAATTCCACCTGCTGCTGGCGTATTCGGACTCCCAAAAGGCCGTGGCCGCCTGCCTTGGCGTGGTGGAATCCGCCATCTCGAACCGCAAAAAGCGCCTGGAGGCGGCGGTTTCGCGCAGCGTCAGCCTGTTTTCAGCCAACAGGATTCTGGAGCGCCAGCTCTCCACGGCGGAGCAGCTGGACTCCATTGGCCGCCAAGCGCGGTTGCTTCTGGAGCTGGTGCACACCGTGCTGGAGGGCGAAACGCAGGAGGCCTACAGCGCGCGGGCTAAGCTGCTGCGCCTTGCTGGCGGGCGTTCGGACCTGCTGACGGCGTGCGTGAAGCTGCAGGGCGAGCTGCGTAAGCAGTTGGAGCTGGACTTCTCCATGAAGGCGAAAATTTACGACCTCAAGCAGGTGCAGGAGTTTCAGGCGGTGGTGCTGGAGGAGATCGGCAAGGCCGCGCCCGAGGTGCAAAAGCGCATTACGGAGCGGCTGGTGGAGGTGAATGCGGCGCGAAGCGCCTTGGATTTCGGAACGGGCGCGCAGGAGTAATCGTATCGCGCTGACGGGTACGGGGGTGAGGATTGGTGGCACAGCGTATGCGTTTGCAGGCCGAAAAACACGGAGAATCCGGAAGGGCCAAAGCCGGCGGCTGTAAGGCGCGAGAATCGAAGCCATATTGAGGAAGCTCAAAGTTTACACAATGCCTATTATGAGACAATAGGCAGCTAACGATATTACGCGCAGGGCGGGGATTTTGGGCGGATGTCGCCTAGGACGGACGGTGAGGATGTGGCGGGAGCCGGACGGAGCGCGCCGACACAAGGCGGCTCGGACCGGCGCTGGAGGCCACGAGGGGCGCGAATGCGGCCAGGACGGCGCGCGGAGACGGAAATGGGCGCAGCGGCAGGGGGGTACGGGGGCGCAGCCGGAGGTACCCGCGCCATCATCCCCCTGGGGGTATTTCGCTCTGGCGGGCGTGTGTCGCTTGCAAAATTTTCTGGGATTTTTGGCTGGCTGAAAATCGCCGGGGTACGGCGGCAGACGCCAAACAGCAGGGCAAACGAGAGCGCAAAATCGGCGCGCGGCGGCGCAGGCTATCGAGAGCCACAAAGCGGCGGCGGGCGGCCACAGCGGGGAATGACGGCATGATGAAGCAAGGCTTTTACGGCGGCGGGCTCCTGAGCGAGTTCACCTACAAGCTGCAGGAGGCCACGGGGCACCACGACACCGGGCCGCGTCCTGAAAACGTGGGGCAGTGGGCGGAGCAGAAGCAGCTGCGGCTGGACCGGGGGTGGTTCACGTTCGATCGGCACGAGTACCTCGAAGAACCCTACCGTGACGACCATCCCCGGCAGGTGGAGGAGAAGTGCGCGCAGATGGGCAACAGCGTGAAGGCCATGCTCACCACGTTCTACTCCGCGCGGTTCATGCCGTTTGTGGGCATCCTGTACCTGTTCCCGTCCAAGTCCGGCGTCGGCGACTTTGTGCGCTCGCGCGTGAACCCGCTGGTGGAGGACAACCCCGAGGAAATCGGCGCGTTCATGCGCGATACGGACAGCGTGGGCCTCAAGCGCATGTGCGGCACCAACCTCATCTTCCGGGGCACAAAATCAGCGGAGGGCCTGCGCTCCGACCCATGCGACATGGTGCTGTACGACGAGTACGACCTCATGCCCGCAGGCGTTGAAGAGGCGGCAAAAGGGCGGCTTGGCCACTCGGACTACAAGTGGGAGCGCTATCTCTCCAATCCGACCATCCCGGACTTCGGCATCGACCGCCAATTCCAGCTTTCGGACCAGCGCTACTGGCACGTGCGGTGCCCGAGGTGTGGGCAGTACACGTGCATGGAGGAGCATCCGCTGGAGGAGGTGCTGTGGGAGAAGGCTGACGGGGAGGTGATCCGGCTATGCCAGCAGTGCCGCAACGGCGAACTGGACGTCACGCAGGGGCGGTGGGTGGCGAAATATCCAAGCGTGACCGAGGTGCGCGGCTACCACTATTCCCAGCTCTTCTCATCCTTTGTCAGCCCGGCGGAGATTCTGCACGGCTACCGCACGACCAAGAAGCTGGGGGACTTCCACAACTACGTGCTGGGCATGCCCTACATCGAGGCGGAAAACCGCCTCTCACGGGAGCAGATTTTGGCGCTCTGCGGCACGCACGGTGTGGCGTCGAGCGATAAGGGGCCGTGCGTCATGGGCGTGGATCAGGGCGGCAAGCTGCACGTGGTGGTGGGGCGGCGGCATCCGGACACTGTGGCGCATCTGGGAGAGTACGGCGACTGGGAGGAACTGGATCGCCTGATGGATGAGTTCAACGTGGCGTGCTGCGTGGTGGATGCCCAGCCGGAAATGCGCCCTGCGCGGGCCTTTGCCCAGCGGCACCCCGGCAAGGTGTTTTGCTGCTTCTACTCGGAGCAGCAGCGCGGCGGGTATGCGTGGAACGAGGCCAAGCAGGTTGTTACGGTGAACCGCACCGAAAGTCTCGACGATTCCCAGCATGTGCTCCTCAAAGGGCAGGTGGTCTTGCCCAAATACTGCGGGGTGGTGGAGACGTTCGCTGCGCACTGCAACAACCTCGCAAAGAAGCTGGAGGAGCGCGACGACGGCAGCAAAAAGTACGTGTACGTGAAGCTCTCGCAGGAGGATCACTTCCGCCACGCCATGAATTACATGACCGTGGCCATGCGGCGCTGCGAGGGCAGTTACTACGGCGACTGCGACATGGGGTAAGCGATGCGGCAGCTCACAAAGCGGGAAACGGCAATGGCTGGGGCCTTTTTGGAGGCCGGGGACGGGCGGCAGTTCAGCCGCGTGGCGGGCGGCCTTGCGTGGCCGGCGCGCGGGAAGCCGGGGTTCCTTGTGGTGCTCGGGGAGGACCTCACGAAGGATCCAGATTTTGGCGTGCGGCATGTGCGGCGCCTGACTGAGGCGACGCAGTGGCAGGGCGAGTCCTTCATGCATCCGGAGCCGCTTTTGCGGTGCGCGCTGGAGCTGGCGCGGCTGTGGCTGGTGCCCATGTGGTACGCGCCGCAGTCAGTCTTTGAGCACACCGCCCTGCGGGAACTCAACCGCGAGCTGGAGCGCGAGCGCGGCGCCAGAGTCCGCGTGACCGCGCCCCCGCATTACTACGACGGCAACGCCCTAACGCTCTACAACGCCATGGTCCGCAAACGCGTCGCCACCCAGAAAACGCTCCACTTCGGCGAAAGCCTCATCCCCGGCGACCTCGCCACCTTCCCGCCGGACCTTACTGGCGTCGCCTTCGACGACCACCCGCCAGCGGCCGCCTTCTTCTGCGCCCTGGCCGCCCTCGAATTCTCCACCCCAAACCCAACCCGCCGGCGCCGCGTGGCCGCAGGCCCGGCGGATAGTGTCGGAGGGTACTGATGCAGCAGTCCAGAATGCTCAGCGGCAAGCGTGAACTCATGCAGTTCTTCGGCATCGGCGAAAAGAAACTCATGAAATGGATCAAAGAGCTGGATTGTCCGGCCTATCCCGACACGCAGGGCGTGTATCGCGCGTGGTCCGGTGATTTGACGGAGTGGTACGCCGAAGCCTTTGGCCCGAGCCCAAAATGTGATGATTCATGCCGCTTGTCGTGAGCGCGGGCTTGCGCATGAAGCGTTTCTGCGTAATAATCGCTTCAAATGGTGAAGCGATTAGGAGCCGTAAATGCCTCAATATATCTGGGAACAGGCGAACTGGCCTGATTTAACATGGGATTCGTCGAAGCTACTTGAACCTCTTGCCGAGTGCCGGCGGGAGCAAGGCCGACTGCAGGCGCAGCTGGAGAGCTCCGGCTTTGAGGACGACCTTGCGGCGCAGGCTGAAACACTGGAAGAGGACGCAATCCAAACCGCAGCGATTGAGGGCGAAAAGCTCGACCGCGAGATGGTGCGTTCGTCTGTGGCAACGCATCTGGGCCTTGAGCAGGGCGGTTTACGCCCGGCCAGCCGCGCCACGGATGGCTTGGTGGAAGTGCTCCTTGACGCCACACGAAACTATGAACAGCCGCTCACGCTGGAGCGCATCTGCTCCTGGCACGCCGCATTATTCCCGACCGGGCAATCCGGCCTGAAGCGCATCGTGGTTGGGGCGTGGCGCGACGAGCATATGGAGGTGGTGTCTGGGCCAATCAACCGGCCCAAGGTCCACTATGTGGCCCCGCGTCCTGATGCATTGGAGCACGAGATGGCGTCCTTTGTGTCTTGGTGGGAGCAGAGCCGCCAGGGGCTGGACGGAGTGCTTCGGGCCGGGCTGGCGCACCTGCGTTTTGTGACCATCCACCCCTTTGACGATGGCAACGGCCGCATCGCCCGAACGCTCATGGATTTGGCCTTGGCGCAGGATGAAAGGCGTTCGGTGCGCTATTACAGCCTGTCCGCCCAGATCATGAGCCGCCGCAACGAGTATTACGACGTTCTGGAGCAGACCCAAAAGGGCGACGGCGACGTGACCGAGTGGCTGCTGTGGTTCCTTGAGCAGGTCCGCCTTTCAGTCACAACCGCAGGCCAAACCATGGCCCGCGTGCTTCTCAAGGCAGAGTTTTGGCGCAAGCACGCCGCAACCCCGCTGACGGACCGCCAACGCAAAGTCGTCAACAGACTCCTCGACGCAGGGCCGGAGCACCTCGGGGGCGGCTTTGAAGGGGGCCTGACAAACCGCAAATACAGCGGCATGACCAAAGCCTCCCGCGCCACAGCCTACCGCGAAATCACGGATTTGGTGGAAAAGGGCATCCTCTCACAGCGCGCCAAAAAGGGGCGGAGCGTGGCGTATGATTTGGTGTGGTGAGGTGGCAAGTCGGTGAATGGGGCGCGGTTATGAGAGTCCGGTTTGCTCTTTCGTCGTTTTTTATTTTGAGCAGTATGAATGCAAAGGAGGGCAAAGTGCCCAAAGTAGTCACATACTCTGAAGCGAAAAAGAATTTGTCATCGACGATGGATTTGGTGTGCGACACGCATGAGCCGGTAATCATTACGCGGCAAAACGGGCGATCTGTAGTTTTGATGTCTCAGGAAGACTATAACAGCATTATCGAAACTGCCTGTCTTCTCGATAGCCCAGAGAATGCAGGACGGTTGCGCAAAAGTATTCTTTCTGCTGAGCGCGATAAATAGGAAGGTATGGATTTCAAGAACGTGCTGCGTTGACAGAAGAAGACACTTTGCAGTGAAAAGCCGCATAGACCAATCCCGCGAGACGCCTTTTGAAGCCGTTTCAAGGCGCCGTGCTCCACCCTGTCAACCCCCTCCCTGGCACCGCCCTGGTGCATCCCTGGTACCTCCCTGGCACGTCCCTTCCCAAAACCCCGTGTTATAGCCGAGCTGAAAAATCAGCCCGGCTTTTTTGTTGGCGTTTGGCTGGCAAGGCGGGCTGCGGGAGCGGGGTTTTGGGATGGTGCATGGTGATGCGGTGGACTGGAGTTTGGCTCCGCATTTTGTGCCCGGAGAGTGGGGGCCTCGGGTTGAGGTGGTGGCTCCGGCCTTGATCTATGAGGCCAACGCTATCCGCGAGGCTTCCGGCGCGCCGTTTATCGTCATGTGCTCCTACGCCACTGAGGGGCATTCCCCAAAATCCTACCATTACGTTTTCCCAGACATACCGGGCCGCGAGAGGGCGCTTGCTGTGGACTTCCGCTTTGGGGATGCACCGGGCGGTCGCCCCCTGAGTTTTGAGCGGCAGTTTGCGCATATCGCCGCGCGAGAGGGCGTTGGGGCCATTGGGTTTTATCCCATTGGCTTCTGCACCCGGCGCGGGCGCAAGCGCATGCGGCCGTTTTGGCATATCGATCTTCGTCCCCGCGACAACGGGCGCCGGCTCTATTGGGTGCGCGATGCGTGGGGGCAGTACCTGTGCAGCTTCGATAGGTACGAGCATGTGGCGCCGTGGCTTGGCATTGCCGAGATGCTGCGGAGCCTGAATATGTAGCCCCGGAGGATCGTATGGGGACGCTTACCGTGATTCTTGGGTTTTTGAAGGCTAATTGGGAGATTATCGCGCTAGGGACGCTGGTGGTGGACAAGGTGGTGGCCGCCACGCCCTGCAAGTGGGACGACCTGCTGGTGACGGGCGCCAAGGCCGCACTGGGCGCCGCCACGGGCCGCAAGCTCAAGGTGCTACTTCTTCCGCTGCCGCTGTGCGCCATGTTCCTTGCGGCCTGCGCCACGCAGACTGCTCCCGCCTACACGCCGCCTGCGCCGTGCGAGGGCCAGCCTTCGCTGATTTTGGAGAAGATGCCGGATCCGCGCGCCGCGTCGGGCCTGCTTATTGTGGCGAACGCCGCCGCAGTGAAGGCGGAGCTCTACACCGCGCAAGAGGCACTGGCCGTCATCGACACCATCGAGGCTTTTCTGGCGCAGGCCGGGAGCTACAGCGAGCTGGTCAGCTTTGTGATGGAACGTGTTGCTGACGCGAATGCCCGCGCCGGGACACAGGTTTTCCTTGTGGCAGATCTCCTGCCCCAGCTGGAATCCCCGCTCCCAATCAGCGCCTGTGACCGCGCCCTTGTGCGCATCCATCTGGCGAAGCAACGCCTCGCGATCGCGGCGGTTGGAGCGGAGTAGGGCATGGTGGACGGAACCTGCGCAGCGCACGACGCCACGGTCAAAGCCCTCGAACGCGGACAGGACGAACTGAAAGACCTTGTCCGCGCGGGCTTTGCCGAGATTAAGGACGCCCTCGCCGAAGCTGACCGCAGCGCCAGCGCCAATGTCCGGCGTCTGCACGAGCGCATCGAAGAGGAGCGCAACCGCACGGACGCGCGGTTTCACGCTGAGCGCCAGCATGTGGACGAGTGCCTGCTGCAGCTCAATCGGCATATGTCCCGAATGTCGAATCAGGTGAATTTGTGGCTTGGCGGGGCCATTGTCGCGCTGTTTCTGCTGCAGGTGGCGGTGGGCGCCTATGTACATACGCAGGTGCAGGACGCTTTTGCCCAGCCCGCAGCGGTTTCGGAGGTGCACCGTGACCAGTAGCACGCCGCTCAGCCGCCTTGCGGGTACGCTGTGGACGGAGTTTGCCGACGTCCGCGACCGCCGCCAGCAGCACATGGAATCCGTGTGGCTGGAGGACGCGCGCCAGTACAAGGGCCGCTATGACCCGGATATTGAGGCGCGCCTTGGCGCCAAGCGCTCCCGCGCCTTCATGCGCCTGACCAAAATCAAGTGCGACGTCATCCTTGCCCGCCTGCTGGACCTGCTGTTCCCGAGCACGGGCGAGGCAAACTGGGCCATTGCGCCAACGCCAAAGCCCCACCCCGCGTGGGTGCGGCGCTACCTCGCCGAGGTCGCCCATCAGGATGTCCCCGCCGACGCGGACCTTGAAGCCATCGCGCCCAAAATCGCCGAACAGGCCGCCGCAGCCATGACGCTTAAGATGAAGGACCAACTGGCGGAGGGACCAAGCCGCCGTGGCTACCGCAGCGTCAACCGCAGCGTCCTCAAGAGCGGGCTTATCTATGGCCTCGGCATCCTCAAGGGCCCGCTTGTGGAGCGCCGCAGCGAGATGCGCTGGGTGTTTCTGGATGGCGCGGGCGAGGGCGGCGCGCTGGATATCCTGCAGTCGTGGGATCTGAGCGAGGTCGAGACCGGCGAGCTGTTGCCGTATTTCACGGACGTTTTGATCTGGAACTTCTACCCGGACATGGACTGCGTGAACATCAAGGACGCCCGGTTCGTCTGGGAAACGAGCCTGCTCCTCAAGGCGGACATGGAGGCCCTTGCCCAGCGTACCTCGTTCAACGGCGCGGTCATCCGCGACTATTTGTGCCAGTTCCCCGAGGGCGACGCCACGCTGGAGCCCTTCGAGCGTGACCTGCGCGGGCTGGACCAACACGCCGAAGTGCCGCGCGACCTGACGCACCGCTACCGCGTGCGCGAGCGCTGGGGCTTCCTCTCCGGGGCGGACCTGCTGGACGCGGGCGTGCCTGTGGACAGACTTCTGCCCGAGTCGGAGCGGCAGGGCGTTGTGCTCCGGTTGGCGGCGCAAAAGACGGCATTCACCGCGCAGGAGGAGGCCGACGCGCTGCGCCAGCACGTGCGGGGGCGGGAGTACATGTCCAACGTCTGGATGCTTGGCGAATCCACCATCATCAAGGCCGTGGTCAGCCCGCTGCGCGGCGTCCGCCTGCCATACTACCTTTGGTACTACGAGAAGGACGAAAGCAGCATCTTTGGCGAGGGCGTGCCGCGCGTTATGCGCGACCCGCAGGCCGCCCTGAACGCCGCCGTGCGCAAGATGCTGGACCAAGCCGCCATCAGCGGCGTGATGTTCGGCATCAACGAGCAGGCCTGCCGCGACGACGACCCGCAGGACATCCACAACGGCCGGGTGTTCTTGTTCGAGAACGTCGAGGACGTGGAAAAGGCCATCAAAATGTGGCTTATCCCCGCCAATACCGAGCATTACCTGCACATTGTCAAGCTCATGCAACTTTTTGCGGACGAGGTCACCACGCCTTCGTTCGCGCAGGGCAGCGGCCGCCGCGTCAAGGGCGCTGGCGAAACCGCCTCTGGCCTGTCCATGCTGATGGGCGCGCTCCAGATCAACCTCAAGGAACTGGTCCGCACCTACGACGACTGCATCACCTCTCCCTTCGTCAAGGCCCTCTATCACTGGAATATGCAGTTCTCCCACAAGCCCGAAATCATGTGCGACGCCGACGTTGTCGCCAAAGGTTCGAGCGCGCTCATCGCCAAGGAAATCCACGGGGAAAAGCTCATCAAGGCCGCAGAACTCAGCGAGCGCCCGCGCTTTGCGGGCATGACCAAGGAGCGCGACCTCCTCGCGGAAATCTTTCGCAAGCTGGACGTCTCCGCCGACCTGCTGCGCACGGACGAGGAATTCGCCGAGTGGCAGGTGGAGCAGGCGCGTCATGCGGCGCGGGCGCAGGTGGAGGCCGTGCTTGAAGCAGTGGAAGAGAAATTCGGCCCGGAAAAGGCCGAGGAAGCCCTGGCTCTGCTGCTTCGGACCACGGCCGCGCAAACGCACAATGTGGAGGCGGCATGATGCCCTTCAAAGACGCCGTAGACGCCGCGCGAGAGCATGCGGACACCCCGGCGGGGCGGGCGATTTTGGCAGCCTTCCGGGCGAAGGCTGCCGCGCTGTCGCGGGAGCTGGAGTCCGCGCCCCTTGCCCGCGTGCGGGAGATTCAGGGCGGCATAAAGGCCCTGCGCGAGGTGGCGGCGCGGCTGGAACAGGAGCGAAAACCCAAAAGGGACGGCGCATACAGCTAACAGGCACCCGGTGAAACGCCCGCAGCGGGCGGCGCATGCGCGGATTGATGGCTCCGTGGCTACAGGCCAAGGCCACGCCCACTAGCCGCGTAGCGCGCCGCCACAAGCGGCCCCGTTTCACCACGCCACGAGAGGACCGGCCCCCGCGTAGAGCGGCCCGGTCACAGGAGGACGGCATGGGCGAAAAGTCAGAACTCGACGTGTTTGCAGAGGCGTTTGGGCAGGGCGGTCAGGCTTTCGGCGCTCCCGAAGTCCCCGACGGCGGCGGTTTTCCCGCGCAGGGGAGCGCACCACAGGACGGGCCATCCTCCTCAGTGGATGATCCCGGTGCAGAGGCGCAGGGTACCCCGGCGGAGGACGCCCCCGGCACTGACCAGAAGCAGGGCGGGCAGGACAACCCCGCAGGCGGCGGCGATTCCGCCTCGAAGGCCCCAGATGAAGCGAGCGCCGTAGCGCCGGACCAGTCTCAAGCCAAAGGCGCCGACGCCCCCGGCACAAAGGACGACGCCCCCGGCGCGCAAGCCGAGAGGCAGGGCGCGCCGGAATCAGGCACGGATTCTGGCGGCGACACTGGCTCGGAAGCTCCCGCAGAAGACTCCGCAAATGACGCCACCGCCCCGGAACCGGACTGGAAGCAGAAATACTCCTCGTACCGCAGCTCCATGGAACGCCGCTTGGAACTTGCCCGCTCCGAAAGCGAGCGGCTCCGTCAGGAGCTGGAGGCGCTGAAAAAGGGCGGCGGTAGCGCGAGGCAGGGCGAATCGTCTGCTGATGTGACGCCGCTCGCCCTCACTGACGACGAGAAAAAGGACGTGGAGGACTTCTGCGCTTGGGCGCGGCGCACCGGACGCGAGGGCTGGGCGGATCTCATCATGGAAAACTCCCCGGACGGCGCGTTCCTGCGCGACTTGGCGCGGGACTATGATCCGCCGGTGGTGGGCTCCAGCGCGGCAAGCATCCTGCTGCAGCGCACGGTGCAGACCAGCGAGGCCACGGCCCAAAAGCGCCGGGAAGAGGAGCGCCATCTGCACCACGCCCAGCGCATTGTGGACCGGGCCGGACTGACCTTTGCCGAGGTGAAGACCGACCCTGTGCGCGGGGTGACCCTGATGCCTATTGCCGGGCACGAGGACGAGTTCGACGGGTTCTTTGGCGGGGTGCAGACGTGGCTGGACGGCCTGCCCTACCGGGAGGCCGGAGCGCGGATGACCGCCCTTGAACGCGGCAGCGCCGAAGAGGTGTGCGCCGTCCTGAACGAATACAGGCAGACGGTGGCTCAAGCGGAATCCCCGCCTACGCCGCCGCATCACAGACACAAGGATCCAGCGGCCGACGAGGCGGCAGAGGTAGCCACGCCCGCGCCACGGCGTAGTGGCGGAGGCGGCCTTTCCCCCGGCTCCCGGCCGCAGGCCCGAAAGGACTCCGTGGCAACGTTCAAGGAGGCCTTTGGGTAAGGCTCACGCGGAGGAACTATGGCGACCGGACTCACTGCACTTGGCGACATTGGCTACAACACCGGCATTCATGTGTCGGCGAATATGATCAAGAACGGCCTTCCCTATGTGTGCTTCGAGCCCTTCGGGCAGGCCGAGAAAATGCCCAAAAACAAGGGCGCAACCATCCGCTGGATCGGCTGGGACCCGCTGGACCCAACGCCCACGCCGCTGGCGGAGGGCGTGACCCCTCTGGCGCAGAAAATGAGCAAGCGCAGCGTCAGCGCGGACCTTGTCCAGCTTGGCTCGGTGGTGGAAATCACCGACGTCATCGAGGACACCCACGAGGATCCTGTGCTCAAAATCGCCTGCCGCGAGCTTGGCGTGCAGTACGTGGAAATGGTGGAGCGCTTCCGCTTTGGCGAGCTGAAGGCCGGCACCAACGTCCACCGCGCCGGCGATGTGGCCTCGCGTGATCTCATTACGGAGAAGGTGAGCGTGGACCTGATGCGCCGCGTGCGCCGGACCATGCGGCGCAACCGCGCCAAGCCCGTGACCGAAATCGTGGACTCCACCCCGAACTTCAACACCGTGAACATCCACCGCTGCTACCCGGTGCTGGCGCATCCCGATCTGGAAACGGACATCGAGGCGCTGCCGGGCTTCAAGCACGTGGAGGACTACGGGCAGGCCTCGCCGTGGCCCAACGAGATTGGCGCGTGGAGCATCTTCCGCTTCCTGCTCACGGACATTTTGGAGCCGTGGACGGATGCGGGCGGCGCTGTGGATGGCTCGCAAATGTCCACCACGGGCACCCATTGCGACGTCTACCCCATGTTCATCTGCGCGGAGAACGCCTACGGCATCGTGTCCCTTGCCGGGCATCTGACCAAGAACTCCAACGGCAAGATGGAGCCGGTGCTGCCGGCCATCCCCTTCGTGCACAACCCGTCCAAGTCCACCAAAAGCGACATGCTGGGCCAAAAGGGCGGAGCTGGCTTCAAGACCTGGGCGGCCGCCAAGATTCTGCAGGACCTGTGGTTCGTGCGGGCGGAAGTGGCTGTCTCCAAGTAAGCATGCTGGCGGCCCGGACGTCCGGGCCGCCAAGACCCAAGCGAGGTACCTATGGGCAAGAAGCGATCTGGCGGTGAGGCCCCGCAGGATGCGGCAGTGGAAGAGCAGGCCGTGGCGGCGTTGGCAGAGGAAGAGAACGTTCCCGCACAGGACGCTCAACCGGGCGACGCCGACGCCACGCTGGAAAGCGCCGAAGCACTTTTGGCCGAGTCCGAGGCGCAGGCCCAGAAAATCATCGCCGCAGCGCAGGCACAGGCACACGCGATCATCGAGGATGCCAAAGGGAGCGCGGCGGAGATTGAGGCCGAAGCCGAGGAGCGCGCCCTCGCGCCCCTTTCCGCGCCCCGGCCCTCTGCGCCAGCCGCCCCGGAGCGGACCATCCCCATCATCATTGCCGAGGACGCGGGCGAGGACGGCAAGCGCGATGTGACCGTCACCGTCAACGGTAAAAACTGGGTCATCCGGCGTAAGCATCAGGTCAGCGTGCCGGAGCCCGTCTTCAATGTGCTGCGCGATGCGGTGCGCACCGTGTGGTGGACCGACGAGCACAACGTCACCCATTCGGCCGAAGAGCCGCGCTTCATCGTGAACCGCATGGACGGGGCCTGATCATGCTGGTGGCGGAGCGTATCCACCTTGCGCAGCAGCAGTACAACGACCTTGGCGGGACGGGCGTTCCTGTTCCGCTGTGGGGCCAGTACCTGAATGCGGCGCAGCGGCAGGTGGCCCTGCAGCGCCCGGATGCCAGCTCCGCCATCACCGTGGTGCGGCTGGCGCCGGGCGTTTTGCAGGAGATTCCAGACGACGGCGTGCGCCTGCTCGACGTGCTGCGCAACATGGGCGCGGACGGCGCCACGCCGGGGACCAGCATCCAACTGGTGGACAAGGCCGCGCTGGACGCCGCCAACCTCGCTTGGCCCGCAGGACCGGGCGCCACCGCCATCGACAACTGGGCCTTTAGCGACCTGTACCCGCGCAGCTTTTGGGTGTCCCCGCCCGTGTCCGCCGTGACGGATGTGTACGTGGAAATCGGCTACGCGGTGTCGCCTGCTGACGTCCCCCGGATTCTGGGCTGGGCCGAGGGCGTGACCTACGCCGCCGGCGAGCTGGCCTTTTACCGTGAGTGGGCTGGCGCTGAAGGCGTTATCTTCCGCAGTTTGGCGGTGGACAATGTGGGTAACGCGCCCGCGCAGTCCCCGGCGTGGTGGGTTGAGGAGCCGTTGGCCCTGAGCCTGCCGGACATCTACGCCGGGCCGGTGGTGGAATGGATGCTGCGTATGGCCTTCCTGCGCGAGGACGAAGGCGCATCCACGGTGCGCGCGGCCGCGTTTGAAAAGAGTTTTTACCAGAGCCTTGGCATCAAGACGCAAACGGACATCATCATCTCCCCCAACAACCCCGGCAAGGAGTAAGGCATGGCGCGCGTTTCGTGGGATGAGTTCTTTAACCGCCTGTATCCGGTGTGCCCCAAGCTCCCGGCCCAGCAGGCCCGAAACGCCCTGCGCGATGCGGCCGCGACCTTCTGCGAGGAAACATGGATATGGCAGGCCGATGCCGACCGCGTGCGCGTGCTTCCGGGGTTGATGGAATACGATATTGCCGCGCCAGAGGGCGGCAGCCTTGTGGCGGGCATTGTGAGCGTGGCCGTGGGGGAGACGCGCCTTGAAGCGGGGCAGGGCTTTACCTTTGCCCCGCCGGTGCTGTCGCTGTTGTGGCCGCCGGAGTGCCGCGCGTGGCTGACCTGCCGGGTGGCGCTTAAGCCGTCGGAGACGTCCAGCGGCATCCCGCGCGCCGTGCATGAGGCGTGGGCCGGGGGCATTGCCGCTGGCGCGCTGGCCTCGCTGCTGGTGATGCCGGGGCAGGCGTGGACCAATCCGGGCCTTGCGCAGTTCTACGGCGCGCAATTTCGCGAGAGCATGGGCCGCGCCAAGCGCCGCCTGCGCAAGTCCTTCACCCGCAAGCCGCTGATGGTGCACCCCCAGCGTTTTGAATAGGAGGAGCCATGCCCGTACCCACCGTTGCCGTGACCGTAACCGTCAGCGACGCCGTGGGCGCCCCTGTTGTGGGGGCGCTGGTGACGGCGCGCCTTACCGCCGCCGAGGTGTATCAGGGCGTGGTGGTCCCGGCGGATGTGGAGGTTTTCACGGACGCCCTCGGCGTCGCCGTGGTGCGCGTCTTCCCCAACGAGCTGGGGCGGCGGGGCACGGAATGGGCGTTTGTGGTGCACCAAACCGGCGACATGGTCCGCCCGGTGAAGGTGACCTGCGGCGTGCCGAACCGTGATTGCCGCCTTGAGGATATCGCGGATATTGGCCCCTATGAGGCCATTGGCGCGGGGCAGGTGGTGACGGACGCCGTCCTTGCCGCGCGCGATGAAACCAGCGCCGCCCGCGACGCCGCATGCAGCGCGCAAAGCGCCGCCGAAACCGCGCGGACCGGGGCGGAATCCGCCAGAGACGCGGCGCAGGTCGCCGAGGACGGAGCCGCCCTGTCCGCCGGGGAAGCCCTTGGGGCGCGGGATACCGCTGTGGCCGCGAGCGACGTGGCTGTTACGGCGCGAAACGAGGCGCAGGCGGCGCGGGACGCATCGGTTGATGCCCAAAGCCTTGCCGAAGCCGCCAGAGACGGGGCGCAAAGCGCGCAGGGCGCGGCGGAAACGGCGCGGGATGTGGCTGTCACGGCCAAGGATGAAGCCCTTGCCGCGCGTGATGCGGCGCAGTCCTCAGCGAACGCCGCGTCAACGTCTGCATCAAGCGCCCAAACCTCTGCGCAGAGCGCAGGCCTGTCCGAAAGTAACGCGGCTGTCTCCGCCGTCGACGCCGCCCAAAGCGCCACGGACGCCGCCACCGCCCGCACTGGAGCCGAAGCCGCGCGCGACGAGGCGCAGGCCGCGGCCTTGAGCACCACGGCGCGCCCACGGAACCTGCTGCCCAACTCGGGCTTTGGCGTGTGGAGCAACGCCACGGCCAAGACCTTTGGCGGGGCGCTCAGCATGGCCGACGGCATATCGGGCGGCGTGTGCACCACGGCCAACACCCGCGACATCACCGTGGGCGACCTTGTCCACTTCGTCACCGGGGACTACGCGGGCCGCGCCTTTGAGGTGGTGGCCGTGACGCCGAATGTGAGCTTCACGCTGGATAGGCCCATCACCTGCGACTTTTGCACCGCCTACGAAATGGTCCCCCACTGCGCGGAGACGAACTCCAAGGGCCCGGACGGCTGGGCCAAGAGTAATTCCCTTGCGGTGGAGCGCACGCGCAAGGATGTCACCGGCAACGCCATGTACGGCGTCATCATGCACTCCTCGCAGACCGGGGACGTCCTGAACGCCGACGTCCCGCCCCAGCACTGCCGGGGCCGCACCGTTACCCTTGGTGCGTGGGTGAAGACCAGCGCCGCCGGGCACGCCTGTCTGCGGATTTTAGACTCTAGCGGCAGCACCATGAGCGCCCAGCATTCCGGCTCGGGAAGCTGGGAGTGGCTGGAGGTGACGCGCCCCATCCCGCAAGGCGCCACGCGGGTGTGCGTGGGCTTTGTGTTGGCGCAGGCGTCCGGGGACGTAAGCGCGTGCTGTCCCATGCTGGGCCTTGCCGATTCCCTTGGCGCTGGCGCGTATGAGCCCGTCCCCGGCGAGGTGCTGTGGCTGGAAACGCCCGTGCCTTTTGCCTCGCTCTACGGCGGCACCTTCAGCTCCGATGGCTGGAATCACACCAGCGTGCAGGCCGAGGCAGGTGGTCGGCTCCCGGCCAGCGCCAAGGCTGTGTTCATGTACGTGAACTGCCGGGACTCGGGCAGTGCCGGCACCGGCAACTTTTCCTTTCTGCTGCGCGGGGCCAACACCTGCGCGGATTTCGCCTGCATGGTGGCCGGACGCACCAACGACGCGCCCCAGCTCCTGTCCGGCTGGGCATCCTGCGACCTTTCCGGGGGCATCCAGTACGACATCAACGCGTCCGGCTCCAATACCTTCGACGTCAGCGCCCTGAACTTTTTGGGCGTGCAGTTGCGATAGGAGGCCGAAATGATTGAAGTGCTCAGCATCAGAGAGCGCCCGGACGGAGACCGGCTCCATGTGGAGTTTGCGCTGGACGGGCGCGCATGGCGGTGCGGCGATGTGCCGGCGGCGCTTGCGGGCGACACGGCGGGCATTATGGCGCATCTGGAGGCGCGCACCGAGGCGTTCACCGTGGACCGGCACCGGAGCGAGTATCCGCGCGCCGAGGTCATAGCCGCCGCCGGGGAGAGCGAGGTGGAGGCGTGGGCGCGCGTTATCGCCAGCGGACAGGACGACGCCGGAACGCCCCTCACTCAGTGCGTGGGAGTGCTGTAATGCTGTTTCGCACGCGCCTCTTCCGGGGCGAAATCCCCAGCGCCGCGCCGGAGCTGCTGCCGCCGGAGCACGCCGCACTAGCTCAAAACTGCGACCTTGCGCGCGGCACTCTTGCGCCACTGGCGGGCCTTGGGGCGGCAACGCCTTTGCCCCATACCGGCGACGTGCGGCGTATCTTCCTGCTGGAGGGCGACTGGTTGGCGTGGACGGCGCCTGTCTCGGTGGTGCGCGCCTTTGCCGAGGATACCGCCGGGCGCATCTTCATCTTTGGAGACGGGCCGCCCCAGCTTACCGACCATAGCCTTGCCACCTCTGGAGCTGGGGCCGCGCCCCCGCACGAGACCTTACGCCTAGGCATTCCCGCCCCGCAGACCGCGCCGGTTCTGGAGCTGGTGGGCGAGGCCGGGGATGAGGTGGCGCGTTCGTCGTCCTATGTCTACACCCTGTGCGCGCCGTGGGCCGAGGGCGGAGCAGCGCTTCGCGAGTCCGCGCCCTCGCCGCCAACGCCGGTGGTGGACGTCTCTGACGGGCAGAGCGTGCGCGTCAGTGGCTTTGCGCTGCCGGTCCTCGCGGGCCTGACGGTGTCGCACATTCGCGTCTACCGCACCGTGGCCGGGACGAGCGGGGCGGCGTATCTGTTTGTGGCCGAAATCCCCGCCACGCAGGGCGCGTATGTAGACGCGCAGGCCGAGGCCGACCTGCCCGGGGACGCGCTGGAAACCGAAGGTTGGGACGCGCCGCCAGATGCGCTGACAGGGTGCATCGCCACGGATAATGGCGTGCTGGTGGGGCACGCCGGGAATACGCTGTATGTCTCGCCAGCGCGCGTGCCGTATGCCTTTCCGCGCGGCGAAAACGACGGAAGCGTGGACTACCGGCGGTTTTGCGAGTCCGAGGTGATGGGCCTTGGGCATATGGGCGGCATTGTGGTGGCGGCCACGCGCACGCGCCCCTATCTGCTGGAGGGCGCGGACCCGGCCAGCATGACCCTGCGCCCGCTGCCGTTTATGCAGGGCTGCGTAAGCGGGGCGAGCCTTGTGAATATTCCGGGCGGCGTGGCCTACGCTAGCGCAGAAGGCCTGTTCGTGCTGCGCGGCGTCAGCGGGGAGTGCGTGACGCGCGGGCTGTTCACGCGGGAGCAGTGGCAGGAGCTTGCGCCGCAGGACTGGTGCGCGGTGCTCTATGGCGGCGCGTACCTCGCCTTTGTGCGCGGCACGGGCGCGGGGTACCGCATCGCCTTTGACGGCAGCGAATGCCAGCGCTTTGCCCTGCCGGGCGCGGTGTGGGCAGCGCATGTGGATCCGCAGACCGACACGCTCCATTTGCTCACCGAGTCCGCCGGTGCCTCTGCCGCGCAGACCTTCAAGCAGGGCGCGCCGCTCACCTACGCATGGCAGAGCCGGGACATTGTGACGGGCATTGCCGTCACCCCGCGCGCGGCGCAGGTACGCGGCGAGTTTGCCGCCGGGCGGAGCGTGACCTTCATCCTCGTCCAAGACGGGACGGACATCTTCGCGCATGAGGTCACGGATGACGCGGTGTTCCGCCTGCCGGGCGGCGCGCGGGCGCGGCGCTACGCCATTCGTCTGGAAGGGACGGCCCTAGTGCGCGAGCTGCGCCTTGGTCTGAGCGTGTCGGAGGTGTGCCGTGGCGGGTAAACCGAGGACGCTACTCCCCCAGCTTCCGGCTGTTCCGGTGGGGCTTGCCCCGGAGCAGGCCGCGTTTTTCACCCGCGTTCGCGAGGTGCTGGAGGTGCTCCTTGGGCGGCGCTCTGGCGCTGCCTTTGACCGCGCGCTTCTCGTGCGCGACCTTGACACCATCGGCGTGCCGCCGGCGCGTTTTGCCCGCTCCACCCGCGCCATGTTCAACTTTTCCACCCTGCAAACCGACGAGCGCGCGCCCAATCCGCCAACGAACCTTGTTGTGCAGCGTCAGATGGCGTCGGCGCATCTGTCGTGGACCCTGCCGGACGACGAGCGCCTGTGGCATGTGGAGGTCTGGCGCTCGCTGACGCCGGACCGCCGGGACGCCCAGCGTGTGGGCGTGGTCACCAAGCCGGTGGACACGTTTCGCGATACCGCCGTCTCCACTATGGCCGACGCCTACTACTGGGTGCGCTCCAAGTCCTATATGGAGCGCTATTCCGTGTGGACGCCGCCGGACGTGCAGGGCGGGGCCGTGGCGCCGGCGGTGTTCCCGGCCACCATCAACGAGGCCCTGACCAAACTCTTTGACGACACCCGCTACGGCGCGGTGCACACCATTATCGCGGACAGCTTCAAGGTGGCGCTGCCGCAGGAGGGGCTTGCGCCAAAGCCGGTCTTTGCCGTGGGCAGCATTGCCGGGCAGCCCGCTGTGGGTCTGGCGGCGAACATGGTCTGCGACGGTACCATCATTGCCCAAATGGTGGAGGCCGGCACCCTCACGGGCCGCGAAATCAGTGCGCGGGCGGCGCTGCGGCTTGCCGAAGGCGGCGTGCTCTACGCCGGAGCCGGAAACGTGCTGCTGGATACCGGCAACGTTGGCGCCAACCACGCGCGCCTGCTCATTGGCCCGGATGGCGCGGTGAATGAGGACGGCAGCGTGAATCAGGGCTTTGACTTTGCCCAGCTGGAGGACGGGGACCTGCGCTTCTACCGCTGGCTGGACGGCGCCCACCGCCTCGCCAAGAACGTGAAGAACTGGAACCACCTTGTGGCCGTGCCCAACAACCAGTGGGCGGACCTTGGCTACTTCCGCACGCAGCCAAGCGTGCTCGTCTCCCCCGCTAATTTGCAGTGCTATAGCGGCGAGCACAGCGGGCAGAATCAATTCTTCCACCTTGGGGCGCAGGTGCGCAAAAAGTTCGGCCTCACCGACTTTTGGGAGGTGCTGCCCGTGGCCCAACTGACGTTGGACCCGGCGGGCGGCAGTCAGGTGGTGGGGCTGGCCGGCTCGTCATCCTCGGACAACACGACCTTCGCCACGGGCACCGTGCATACTCCCGCCAACTGTGACGGCGTCACCGTCCGCGTGCGCCTCAAGTCCGTCACCCCAACGGGCACCAGCAACACGTTCTACGCCAAGCGTATAAAGTGGCGCGTGGTGGTGGACGGCGCGGCGCAACCGTGGCGCAGCGTCACCATTGGCCCCACGCTGGACTCTGTGGCCGACGCGTTTTCCCTCTCGCTCAGCGCTGGCACGCATGCGCTGGCGGTGCAGGCCATGGGCGAGCTGGCGGGCGGCACCTTCACCGTGTCCGCGCCGGAAAAGGAGTGGACCACGCGCACGGCGCAGGTCAGCCCCGGTACGGCGCTCAGCCTGAACGGTTCATCCTCAAGCGGCCCCGTGTCCACCAGCGCGGGCGTGGCGATGCCTGCGGTGAGTACGTCCGGCTGGAACGTCCATTCCGTGGACTACACGTGGAATTTTTCCGGGCAGGTGGATGTGACGCAGGCCATGGTGGACGGCGACGGCGCCAGCGTCATCGCGGAGGTGCGCCTTTCCGGCGTGGGGCAGTGGTACACCACGTTTGGTGGCGGCTCCACGTCCGTCAGCCGCAGTGAAAACGACGGTGCAGGCTCGGTGCTGTCGTCCTCGTCCTTTGAGCTGGCTTTCACCTCGCTCACCAATTGCGCGGCGTCGGCGTCGCTGACGCTGACCAGCGTCACCGTTTCCGCCACGCTGTGGCGCTACGCCACAAATCCGTCCGGGATCACCAACGAAATCCAGTTCGACGCGTTTGACTTTCACCTTGCCAGCGCCACGGTCCTCGCCAGTGGGGACGTGAACATCATCGCCATAGGGGAATAGCCATGCCAACGCAGGAATATGCCCGCTGGGCGGACGTTTTGCAGAATGAGCCGGAGGCCGTGCGCCTTGTGGAGGACATGGGGCTGCTCAGCCAAATCTGGGACGACCTTGTGGACGGCGACCGCGTAGTGCCGCCGCAGGCCGTGAGCAAGGCCTTTTGGCTGGCGCTGGTGGGCATCCCGGAGAACCACTTTTTCCGGCGTCACCGGGCTATGCTCCAGCCGCTCATGCGCTGCTACATCACCTGCTGGCTGGATGCCAACGAGCTGGAACGCGGCACGGACCACGACCGCACCGTGGCCTTTGTCCTGCGCGATGTGCTGGGGGACGTCATTATCCAGTGCGCGGGGCTTATCGGCGGGTATGACTACATGCGCAGCGTTGGCCCGCAGGTGCGGCGCATGGTGCACGATGAAACCCTTGGCGAATATTTGGAGGGCCTGACATGAGCGTTGGCAATAGCGGATACGAGAGCACAACCACCATCAACGCGGTGGATCCCGAGGCCGCGCGCAAGCTGGCGACCCTGAGCGAGGAGCAACTTGCGCTCTACAAGGAGCACTTTTTGCCCTACGAGCGTGAGCTCGCCAAGGCGAATCTGGCCGTGCTGCCAGAGCGGCAGGGCCTGACCACGGAGGAGCTGGCGACCCAGCGCGAGCTGCTGCCTCTGCGTCGCCGCGTGGCGCAGGCGGGCCTTGAGGAAACGCTTTTTGATCTGGAGCTCGGCCGCCCGGTGAAGGAGGCGCTGGTTTCGGAGCAGTTGGCGGAGATGGAGCGGGCGCGCTCCGTCGCGGACGCCTTCTACGCGCAGGCCGCCAAAGGGCCGGATACCCTTGGCGCCATGGGCCGGGCCAGCGCGGACGTTGCCGCAGCGTACAAGGGCGCGGAAGGCGCGGCGCGCCGGGCCGCAGGGCGCAGCGGGGCCAGCTCTGGCTCCATTATGTCCACCATTGCGCGGGACCGGGCGCGGACAACTGCCGGGGCGCGCACCGCCGCGCGCGTTGGTGAGGACGACAAAGCGTGGTCCAAACTGGCCACCGCCATGAGCATGCGTGGTCGCGCGTCCGGCCTGCCGGGCGTTGCCAGCACCAGCACCGGCGCGGGCGGGGCCATGCCGTATCAGACCGGCGGCCTGCCGGGCCTGCCCGTGGGCAACCCAGCAGACCGGGCCCTTGCTGCGCTGAACGCTGGCACCCGCACGCAGTCGCAGTCGTCCTCGCAAAGCGGCGGCGCCGGGATTGGCGGGTTCCTTGGCAATGTGGGCGGGCAGGCCGCTGGCATCGGGTTGATGAGTCTTTTGCTGTAAGGGGGTGAGCCATGGGATTTTGGGACAGCGCAAGCGAGGGGCTGGAACGGGGCGTGAATCTTGGCGCACGCTTGCCGCAGCTGCGCGCGGACAACGCGGCGCGGGAGTTTCAGATGGAGGAACTCCTCTCCCAGCGCGAACTGCGCGAGGAAGCACAGCGGCAGGGCGAATTTGCCAAGGCGCTCATCCTTTCCGGCGGCGACCCGGCCGTGGTGGCGAAGCTGGGGACCGACCTCTTCCCCAACGACCTCGGCTACGACTACACCGAGGATCCGCAGACCGGCGCCATTACCTTTAAAGGCTACCGCATGGTGGATCAGGGCCGCACCAAGGAATACGACCCGGCGTCGGAGTTTAGCTTTTCCGGCCGGGAGGACCTGATGCAGCGCGTGGTGCCGGCGGCCACGGATCCCAAAACGTGGCTGACCACGGTGCTTGCAGGGAAGATGAAAAAGAGCGCCCCGCAGGTGGTCAACGTCCCCGGACGGGGGCAGGGCGTTGTGGTGCCTGACGAGGGCGCACCCGGAGGCCTGCGCGTGCAGATTCTGGCCGGGAGCGAGCCGCGCGAGGAGATTGGCCGCGACGCGCGGGGGCTACCGGTCTATAGCGATAGTTTGGACGGCTACTCCGGCCCGGTCTATGACTCGGCGCTGACCCGTCAGCAGCCCAAAGCGCCCAAAGTGCTCCGCGCCAGCGACGGCAGCCTTGGCACGGTTGAAGGCGGCGTGTTCTCCCTCATCAAGGGCCAGCCCGCGCCCAAGCAGGACGACGCGCCAAAGATTTTGAAGGCTGGTGACGGCACCCTTGGCGTGGCCGATGGCGGGCGCTTTCAGCCGCTCTCGGGCCAGCCGCAGGCCGCGCCCAAAGTGAGCGATTTGCGCGGGGCCATGGCCATGCACCTTGAGGGCTACGGCGAGCGCGGGCAGCCGCTGATGGTGCCCGACGGGCAGGGCGGCTACACCTTCAATACGCAGGGCGTGGAGGATGCGCTGGCGGATATGGCGGCGAGGGCCAAGGGCGGCAGCGCCGGTGCCATGCGCGACCTTATCGCCGTGAACCAGCTGCAGGCCAAGGCGCGGCAAGCCACGGGCGTGCAGGTGGGCGACGACATGCGCCGCCGCGTGCTGGACGGCGTGCGCGCCGAAGTGGAGCGCGTGCGGCAGGCCACCGGCCCCAACTGGGGCGCGGCCCGTCGCGAGCTGGAAATAGACCTGCTGGCCGAGGGCGTCCTGTCCTACGATGAAATCAAGCGCATCCTGTACCCCGGTGAAGGCGGCTTGCCGGGCGGGCTTGTGGCGGCGCAGGAGGGCGGGCGATGAGGGGAAAAGCGTATCGAGACCAGCCGCAGAAGCCCGCTGACGCCAGATTCTCCCCGGTGGTGGATGCCATTACGCCGCAGTTCCAGCGCTACATCGACAAATACGCGCCCAAAGAGCCGCCACCGCCGGAGCCGGGCGACACCTTCCTTGGCACGCTTGGGGAGCTGCTTGGCGTGGGCAGAGGGCCCAGCATCACGGGCGACGCTGTGCGCGGCATGACGCCGGAGGATCCGCGCATCGTGGCCCAGCGCAATGCCCCGGACTTTTCCGGGCGCGCCGTGGGTGTTCCCGGCAATCCGCCAACACCCCCGGTGGACGACCTGCCCGGCTCCGTCATGTCCGGCATGAGCGGCACGAAGCCCACAGGGCCGGGACTGACGGACGAGGAAGCCCGGCGTGTGGATGAGATGCTGGTGCCCATCCCGGACGCCATCCTTACCCGCCCACAGCCCGGCGAGCGGCGGCAAAGGGAACCGGAGACGGATTTTCTGGGTGGGCTGTCGGTGTTTGGCCGCTCCTTTGCGCGCGTGCCGGAGGAGACGGCAGCCGCCATGGCTAGCGCGTGGCGCGGCGGGGATATTGACCACGAGGAGGGCGCGGTGGACGCCTTTATCCGCCGCGTGCGCCAGCGGGGCGACGACTACGCGCAGCGCTACGGCTCCGGCGCGGAGTTCCTGCCCGGCATCACCGTGCGCGATGTGGCGCAGTTCCCGCGAAACCTCGGCTTTTCCCTGACCAGCATGGGCGCGGGCCTTGGCGCTGGGGTGCCAGTTGCTTTGGCCCCGGTCCCCGGAGCGCGCCCCGGCGCGTGGCTGGCCGGGACGTCGGCGTCCGGCGCCGCAGCCTTTCGCATGGCCAAGGACGATATCGTCTCCCGCTACCGCGACGCCCTGCAGGAGCAGAAGGCCAGAAAGGCCAAGGCGGCCGGGAAAAAAGCGCAGCCGCTAACCCAAGAGGAATGGAACGCCGCCCGTGAGGAATTCGACGCCAAAGCCGTGGAATACGGCCTGTGGGAGGCGCTTCCCGAGGCCATTGGCAACGCTGTAGGGCTGAAGCTGCTCATCACGCCGCTGAAGCGAATGATTGGCAAAAGCCTTGCCGCGCGGGTGCTCGGTAAGGTCGGCGGTGTGTACGGCGAGGAGCTCCTTTCCGAAACCATCACCCAGAAGGGGCAAAACCCTATCGAGCAGGCCGTGGACCCGCGCGTGCCGGATATCTCGTGGCTGGAGGCGCTGCGCGAGGTAGCGCCCCAGACCGTTTTGTTGACCACGGTCCTTGGCGGTGGCACCTGGGCGGGCAAGGCCGTCTTTGACGCGACAGAGCGCAAACTTACCGGGCGCAAGGCTTCGCGCCTCGTGGAGGACGCCGCGCGCGAAGGGCGCCTTGGTGAGCTGCCGGATGAGGTCTTCGAGGCCATCCATAACAACATCCGCGAACTGGCGCGGCAGGATCCCAAGGACGCCCGGCTGGCTGACGCCGCGCGGGTTCTGGAACGTGAGGCCGCGCTGCGCACCCAGCGCGTTCGCTTGCGCCCGGAGCTTGACGATGCTGAGTATCCTCAGGGTTCTGGAGTGGATACGTCAGAAAAGGCTGGACAAAACACTGCGCACGCAATTATAGAAGAAGCCTCGGACGCGGCACCAGACGGCGCGCTCTCTCCTCCCCAGCTGGAGCCGCCGTCGTCCCACCATCCCAGCCCGTCCAATGAGGCACCTTCCTCATCCACGTCGGCCCCCGTCCCTCCACATGCGGGGGCTGACTTGGTGCCTTCTGCAACTCCCTACGAATCCATGAAATACAGCGCGCTCCAGAAGCTGGTGCGCGAACGCGCCCTCACGCCCACTACGCGCAAGAAGGCGGACCTCGTGAGCGCTTTGGTGGCCGATGACGCCAAGAACGCGGCGCCGAATACGCCGGGGAAAGCGGAGCTGGGCGGCGAGGTTTTGGCGCCGGAAGGGGCGGCGGAAGAGTCGTTGCAGCCTGACGCCGCGCCACCTGCGGAGTCGCTGTCTGCTGAGCCTGAACCTTCCCCCGCGCCTGTCTCCCAAGCCTCTCCTGCCGAAGACGAGAGCGCCGACGCCGATCTTGTTGGCCGCCGCGTGAGCATGGCCGAAGGGCACACCGGCACCGTTATCAGCGTGTCCGGGGACATTGCGCGCATCAAGTGGGACAAGGGCGTCGCCACCTACACCAACCCCGAAAGTTGGGGCGTGGAAGATGTGCGCGCTGCGCTGGAGAACGAGCCGTCAGAGTCTCCGATCCCGGAAGAGGTGGTGGAAGAACCGCCAGAACAGGACCCGCGTACCCTGCGCAGCCGCGAGCTGCAGGACATGTCCAAGGACGCGCGGGCCGAGGTGCTCCGCGCCCATGGCCTGAATCCCGGCGAATACGGCTTCTACGACGGCATCACGGCAATCCTCGAAAAGGAGTTTGGCTATGACGAACGCATCCAAGGATCTCAGCACACTGGACTGGACCACAATGACCGGGAAGGAGCTGGGCAAACTGCTGTTTCAGGAGAAGTCGCGGCAGGTCGACGCGGAGCAGGCGTCACCGTCCGCCACCCAGGCGGACAAGAGCGCGCCGTCTACGCCCTCGTCGAGCTCGAAGACGTAACCGCCTCGCATCTGCCGCAGAGTGGCTTTCAGCGCAACCCCGCCTATCCCTACGAAAACGAGCGCCCCTATCACCGCGACACAGGCGAGCAGGAGAAGGTGTTGGAGCGCGCCCAGCCGGACGTCTTTGACCCGGCCTTTGTGGTGAGCGAGGCCGTGGACGCCGTGCATGGCCCGCCGGTGGTGGACGCGCGCGGTGTTGTGCTGGGCGGTAATTCGCGGGCCATGATTCTGGAGCGCGTCTACGGCGACCATCCCGAAGCCGCCACCGCCTACCGTGACGCCCTCTCCGCGCGGGCCGATTTGGTGGGCCTGTCGGCTGAGGACGTCGCGGCCATGAAGCAGCCGGTGTTGGTGCGGATGCTCACGGACGACGTGGGCCCGCGCAAGGCGCCGCGCCTTATCAGCGCCTTTAACCGGGACTTCAAGCAGGCCGTGGACTCCCGCGCCGAGGGCGTCTCCGCCGCGCGGTTTATCTCCCCGCGCACGTGGCAGCACATCGGCAGCGCCATGCACGATGTCGACACCCTGCGCCAGTATTTCGATTCTCCGCATTCGCGGATTCTGGTGGACCAACTCATCGAGGACGGCGCGCTGGAAAAGACGCAGGCCGGGCGATTGCGCGCTCCGGACGGGCGGCTGAACGAAGAGGGCAAGGCCCACGTGGAGCGCGTTTTGCGCGGCGTGGTGGTGGATGATTACGAGTTGGTCCAGCGCCTGCCCGCCAGTATCGTGAAATATGTGGACCGCATTATCCCGTCTGCCGCGCGCATCATGGCCCTTGGCAGCGACTGGAACATCATCCCCCAGTTCCGGCAGGCCTTGGAGCTGTTCGTGGATTTCCGCGCCAGCACACACGATTCCCTGTCCGCCTTCCTAAACACCGGTAGCCTCATGGGCGAAGACAACCCCGCCAAGCAGGACCGCGTGGTACAGTCGCTGCTTTACGCCCTGCGCTACATGAAGCCCCGCGAGTTCGAGGCCGCGTGGAAGGGCTACGCGCACCATGCGGGCATGGCCCTTGGCGAGGTGCAGGCCTTGCCGGGGCTGGCGACGTCGCAGAGCGAGGCCTTTCGCGCCTTCGCAACGCCGAAGACCCCGAAAGACGTGATGCCGCCCGCCGCACCGGAGAAGGGGAAGGGCGCACCGCCAGAGCAGCGCGCCGCCCTGGGCCGGACCACCGCCCCACGCAGGCCCATTCCGTCAGGCATCGCGACGACTCCCGCGCTGGAGGATCCCGTGCGGCGGTCATCTATCATCACGGCCATGGCCAAAGGGCTTGGCATCCCCATTCGCGTCGGCGGGGTGCGCTGGCCGCGTGCGGGCGTCTACAAGATTCGCCCGCAGGTCGTGCGGCTCCTGCAGGCCAATGACGTGGAAGTGGCCGCTCATGAAATCGCGCACCACATTCAGGAATGGCAGCTCATGGAACTGCCCGCCGTGATGCCGACGGAAGTGCAGCTGCTTGCCTACGACGGCGCAACAGACCTCGACTGTGAGGGCTTTGCGGAGTTTGTGCGGCTGTGGATTACCAACGAGGCCGTGGCGCGCGAGGAAGCGCCGGGGTTCTGCGCGCTTTTCGAGACCAACCTCGCCAAGCAGCCGGACCTGCAAAACCTGCTCGCTCACGTGCGCCAGCAGTGGGAGGCATGGATGGCCCAGCCGGACGTCGCCAAGGTACTGTCCGTCATCGACCATCGCGGCGACCGGAAACGCCGGTGGTTCCCGACGTTCAATGACCTCTACACGCAGGTGGTGGACGAGTTGCACCCCTTCAAGGTGCTTTCGGACATGGCCGCCAAGCGGCGCGGCGCCAAGCTGGACCCGCGCAAGGATCCGTACCTGTTGGCGTGGGCGCTGCGGGGCTGGGTGGGCAAGGCTGAGCACTTTCTCAAATGGGGCACGTTCCGCATGGACGCGGACGGCTACACGGTCACAGGCCCGTCCCTGCGCGAAATTCTGCTCCCCATTGAACAAAGAGGCCTGCGGCGGTTTTTGGACGCCTACCTTGTCGCGCGCCGGGCCCGGGCGGATGCCCGCGTGCATTCGGGCTTTAAGAACATCATCCCGCAACCCGTCTGGGGCAGCGCAGAGGCGGAAATCCGCGAGGCGCACCCGGAAGTCGTCCAAGCGGCGGAGGAGCTGGAAGCGTACTGCAGTTCGCTTTTGGACCTGCTTGTGGACAGCGGGCGTATGTCTGCGGAGTCGGCGGCGTTTATCCGCAAGAAGAATCTGTTCTACACGCCCCTGCACCGCGTCATGGAGCGCGAAACGCCAGCATCGGCCGGGACGTCGCGCCGCCGCTTTGGCGGGCTGTTCTCGCCGGTGAAGCGGCTGAAGGGTAGCTCGCGCGATATCATCCCGCCCACGGAATCCATCCTCAAAAACACCTTCGCGTTTATGAACGTGGCCGAGCGCAACCGCGTAGGCCGGGCGCTTTTGGAGCTGACGCTGATTGAGGGCCTTGGGGCGAAGATTGAGGCAAAGCCCCTTCACACCTCGGTCAACCGCGTGGAAACGCGCGAGGCGCTGCGCCAGCTGCTGGATATGCTCAGCATGATGCGCGGCAAGCTGGGGGACTATTTTGACGTGGTGGGCGAGCTGGTGGAGGACGTGGACGCCATAGATGAGGTCATCAAAATCGTCACCGCGCAGGACTTCCTCGAAGAGTTTGGCATCGAGGGCGTCCAGAAGGTGCTGAAGAAGCGCGGCCTCACCTTTGATGATTTGGAGCCGCTGCAGAAGTTCTTCCAGACCTTCCGGCCGGACTTCCACCGCACCGGGCCGGGCGAGGTCATCTTCTACAGCAAGGGCAGGCCCTACCTCGTGGAGCTGGACGAGGATATGTACAAAGCCGTGCAGGGCCTCAATCCCGAGGCGCCGAGCATGCTGCTTCGGATTCTGGCGCTGCCGGCGTCCATCCTGCGCGCTGGGGCCACGCTGGCGCCGGAGTTTGCGCTGCGCAATCCGGGGCGCGATACCTTCGAGGCCTTCCTCAATTCCGAGGAACTCCACGTCCCGTACTATTCCATGATGAAGGGGCTGTTCCACGTGATGGGGCGAGATGATGCTTATAAGCGTTTTTACGCCAGTGGCGGTGCGCACGGGGCGTTGGTGTCGTTGGACAGGGACTATCTCTCCAAGAACCTTGATCACCTGCTGGCGGACAGAAAGAAGCAGGTCAAACACCTCATCACGCACCCCATCGAGCTGCTCAGGGCGTTCTCTGAAGCCACGGAAGAGGCCACGCGCGTGGCGGATTTTGACGCGCGCACCAAGCGGGACGCCAGCGGGCGAGGGCACCTTGAGGCCGGGATTGCCGCGCGGGATCTTACGATCGACTTCTCACGCGGTGGCGCCAAGACGCTGGCCATGAATATGCTGGTGGCGTTCTGGCGGGCCACGGTGGGCGGCACGGACCGCATGGTGCGGGCAATGCGGAAGAACCCGAAACGCTACGCATCGCGGGCGTTCATGGGCATTACGCTGCCGAGCATTCTGCTGTGGCTCACGCAAAAGGACGATCCCATTTATCAGGAGCTGAAGGCGTGGCGGCGGATCCTGTTCTGGAACGTTGTGGTCCGCCCAAACGGCGCTAAACCCTATGTTGTAAGCCTGCCCAAGCCCCACGCGCCGGGGATTTTGTTCGGAAGCTTTCCGGAAATGGTTCTGGACTGGATGGACAAGGAAGACCCGGAAGGCCTGACAGAGGCGGGTGGGGCGCTGATGGAGAGCCTGTGGCCGGGCATCATGCCAACGGGCCTGGCGCCTTTTGTGGAATGGTGGGCCGGGCGAAACTGGTTCTTTGACCGCCCGACCGTGCCGCGCGGGAAGGAGGCGTTGGAGCCGGTGCTGCAATACAGCACGCACACGCCCGAGACGCTCAAGCTGCTGGCGAGGGCCATGCACCGCATTCCGTGGCTGCAGGAAGCCGCGAATCCTGCCAAGATGGATAACCTGGTGCGTTCGCTCACGGGCGGGCTGGGGCGGCTTTCGCTCGAAGGGCTGGACGCGCTGCTGGAGACGGCAGGAGTGGTTGAAGCACCGCCAGCCCCCAAACACGGCTGGCAGGATCTCCCCGGCATCAGGGGAATGGCACGGCGCTTCCCCACGACCAGCACGCGCTCCATCGAAGTCTTCTACAAGCGCTACAACCAGCGAAAGCGCACGATCAACAGCATCAAACAACGCGCAGGGCTGCGGGGAACGGGTACACGCGTGGAACTTCCGCCGGACCTGCAGGCCATGGACAGAGCGGCCAGAGCCCTTGCGCTGCTCAGACGCATGGCTAGAGACATCCACGCCGACGAAAACGCCACCGCAGAAGGCAAGCGCGAGGCGCTGGACGCCGTTTATATCCAAATGATCAACGTGGCCCGCCAAGGCATCGGCAAGCCCCTAATCCAGGAGAGCAGCCATGGGACGCAGAATCAAACGCCCAACCCTCCCCCTCAACCTCGGCCCCGGAGTCCCCAAAGCAAAACGCCTTGAACTCTGGATGCGCGACCAAGGCCTCACCTTCAAAGACATCGCCGCCCAACTCGGCGTCCACCACACCTGGCCCGGAAAAGTCCTCGTAGCCAAAACAGAAAAGCTGACGCCGGAACGACGGCGTCAGCTTATTGATGTGGTGGGGGTGCCGGAGGAGTTGGTGTGAAGTGAGAAGTGGTCCCGTTTGTTCGTTGTTCTTTCATGAATCTGTTGTATGAGAGGGTCCAGTGTGAAGCCTTGATCAGGTGGAAAGAAGAACGCGCCAGCGTGGCTATTCGGCGCAAGAAAAGTTGAGCAAGAGAGAGCCAATTGACGGCCCATCTTCTGTCTTCAATGATAAATCAGGATTGAATTGAGACAATATCTTAAGAGCTTGGCGGTCCTCTTGATGTATTGCATACTCGACTGGGTAATATGAATAACTGTCAATCTCGCCAAGCTGATCATTTGGCGAAATACCTTCTTCTAGAAGTATTTCTAAAGCTTTGTAATCCTTTAACAGTAGTGCGTATCCTAAAGGGGTAAGGTCATCTGGGTGCGATTCAAATTCATAGTGTAAAGAAGAGCCTCTTCGATTATTTAGAAGGCGCCTGAGAATATAATATTGCTTGTCTTTTATTGCGGTGTGAATTGCAGGGGTGCTTTCTGTGCCTTGATAGCTGTCGAATGTGTCCCATAGTGCTTTGGAATGCATGCAGATTTCTTTGATGGATTTTTCCAAAAGAAAATCCGCAACTGAATAGTGTCCATTACTAATCGCTACAGCCAGTGGGCATGACTGAAGGACCATATTGCCCATGTTATCGAACTTTTCGTAGAGTATATTGGCATCGGCACCAAAGTCGATGAGTGTTGCCACAATGTGGACGTGTCCTTTTTCTGCAGCTAAATAAATCGGAGGGGGGATTGATTCTTCGGTCCAATTCAATTCGGCGCCGAATTCACTGAGCCAATTGACAATGGAAAGGTATCCAAGTGAGCATGCGTAGTGGAGTGGCGGAATTCCACAAGGTAAGCATTCATTTATGTCTATATTTTCGGTGTTGCAAATGTATTCCAGTCCTTTTTCATCTCCTTCACTTATTATCATTTCAAGAGTTTGGAGTAAGTCGTGCTCACTGGATAAATCGAGTATTTCTTGAGACTTACAAAGCATTAAGGACTCCAAATCGTGTTTGAAATTTTAAGGATATGTTCGGAGACGCGGAGAGACTTACCTCTACGCAATAGCGTTCTGAAACGTTAGAGTAAAGTTATGCGATAAGCAATATTCAGAAGGCATTGAGTCCGGCTCGGCTTGAGTAAGAGAGAGCAGGTCTCGTTTGTGTGCGTTATGTATTCGCGCCATATGCCGCTAGCTATGTGATGGTCGCGTAACTTCGTTAATTCACGGGTAACGTCGCCAGCTCACTCTCTCTGGATTTTGTATTGGGCATGCGTTATGAGCGAGCAGATTCGCTGGCGCATTTTTTTGTTTTTAACCCATTTCGCGGGATGAGATAGTGACGAAGGACGTACGACACGAAGAGTTCTTGGCCGCCTTGGATGCCCTTGGGGGCAAGGCTGGGAATATTAAGCTGCGGAGAGAATTGGGATGGCCTGAGGGTGAGTACGACGCCGTCCGAGATGCGTTGTTAGCTGAGGATGCCATCAAGAAAGGCGGCGGGCGAGGTGGTTCTGTCACGATTGCCGATCAAGGTAAAGCGGTTAGCGAAAAGCAAGTATCTCTTCTTCCTGATGCGCCACAAGCCGCTTCCCCGAAAAAACGCAAATCACGCACCATCAAGAAGAACGGCGAGGCAGCCCTCGGGTATGAAGCCGAACTGTTCAACGCGGCGGACAAACTCCGGCAAAACATGGAACCCTCGGACTACAAGCACGTGGTCCTCGGGCTCATCTTCCTCAAGCACATTTCCGACGGCTTTGAGGCCAAATACGCCGAACTCATGGCCGAGGATCCTACCTGCGCTGAGGATATGGACGAATACCTGGCCGAGAACATCTTCTGGGTCCCCAGAGAGGCGCGCTGGTCGCAACTCAAGGCCTGCGCCAAACAACCGAACATCGGCTCGCTAATAGACAATGCCATGCTCGCCATTGAGGCCAACAATGACAGTCTCAAAGGCGTCCTCCCCAAGGAATATGCCCGCCCGGCCTTGAACAAAATTATGCTGGGAGAATTGATCGACCTTATTTCCGGCATTGGCCTTGGCACCGAGGAAGGACAGGCTAAGGACGTGCTAGGCCGTGTCTATGAATACTTCCTGAGCGAATTTGCTGGTTCCGAAGGCAAACGCGGCGGCGAGTTTTACACGCCTCGTTCAATTGTTCGAGTGCTTGTCGAAATGCTGGAACCCTACGAGGGGCGCGTTTATGACCCCTGCTGCGGCTCTGGCGGTATGTTCGTACAATCCGAAAAATTCGTAGCCGAACATGGTGGCCGTATCGGCAACATCGCGGTCTACGGGCAGGAGTCCAACTACACCACATGGCGACTATGCAAGATGAACCTTGCAGTGCGTGGCATCGACGCGGAAATCCACTGGAACAACGAAGGCAGTTTCCATAAGGACGAACTCAGGGATCTTAGGGCTGACTTCATCCTCGCCAACCCGCCCTTCAACATTTCGGACTGGGGCGGTGACAGGCTACAGGAAGACGTACGCTGGCGCTATGGCATTCCCCCGGTCGGTAATGCCAACTTCGCTTGGTTGCAGCACATCGTTCACCATCTTTCGCCAAAAGGCACCGCTGGCGTTGTCTTGGCCAACGGTTCCATGTCCTCTACGCAATCCGGCGAAGGGGACATCCGCAAGGCCATGCTGGAGGCCGACGTGGTGGACTGCATGGTCGCCCTTCCGGGACAGCTTTTCTATTCCACGCAAATTCCCGCCTGCCTGTGGTTCCTTGCCCGCCATAAGGGCAACGGCAAATTCAGAGACCGCAAGGGCGAAGTCCTCTTCATCGACGCTCGCAACCTTGGCCACTTGGTAGACCGTACCCGTCGAGAATTCAGCGCCGAGGATATAGAGCAAATATCCGGAACCTACCATGCATGGCGTGATGCCTCCGACGGTGCCAAGTACAAAGACGTGCCCGGCTTCTGCAAGTCCGTCACGCTTGAGGAAATCAAAGAGCACGGCTACGTGCTTACTCCGGGACGTTACGTTGGCGCGGCGGTTGAGGAAGACGACGACACGCCCTTCCCGGAGCGATTCGCGGCATTGCGTAAAAAGCTGGAGGGGCAGTTTGATGATGCGGAAGAACTAACAGCCCTGATTAAGAAAAAACTTAAAAAAATCAATAATTTAGGCCAATGCACACCCGCTATATAATTTACAAATCTTCGCCTATTATCAAGACAGTACAATCAAAAAGCTAAAAGAGAACTCAATGGTTAGCGGATGGAAAAAGACTTTGCTTGGCGATGTTCTGACCCTACAGCGTGGTTTTGACTTGCCCACGAAAGACAGAATAGCAGGTGATTATTGTGTCGTCTCATCCTCAGGTATCAGTGGAAGCCATAACCAGTTTAAGGTCCCCCCACCTGTTGTTGTTACCGGGCGATACGGAACGATAGGCAAAGTTTTCTTTATTCGTTCTGCCTGCTGGCCACTAAATACTACTTTGTGGGTCAAAGACTTTAAAGGGAATGACCCACAATTCATATATTATCTACTCCAAACAATTAACTATTTTGACTATTCTGATAAGGCGGCTGTGCCTGGGGTCAATAGAAATCATGTTCACACTGCGGAAGTAAAAATCCCCTTATCCTTATCAGAACAACAAGCCATCGCCTCCGTTCTCGGTGCCCTTGACGACAAAATCGACTGCAACAGCCGGATGAACGAGACTCTGGAGGCCATGGCGCGGGCAATGTTCAAGGACTGGTTCGTGGATTTCGGCCCGACAAAGGCCAAGATGGAAGGCCGCGCCCCCTACCTCGCCCCGGAGATATGGGACCTGTTCCCTGACCGCCTCGACGATGAGGGGAACCCGAAGGGATGGGAATATTCAGAAATAGGGAGAGAAACTAAAGTGCTCGGTGGCGCCACCCCTAGCACGAAAGAACCTACTTATTGGGAGGGGGGAACTCATCACTGGGCGACCCCTAAGGATCTATCAGGCCTTGCGTCCCCCGTCCTTCTAGATACGGCGAGAAAAATCACGGACCAGGGTGTTGCAAAAATCAGTTCAGGATCGCTCCCGATAGGGACTGTATTGTTATCGTCAAGAGCTCCTGTTGGCTATCTCGCGATTGCAGAAGTTGAGACGGCAATTAACCAAGGTTTCATTGCCATGATCTGCAAAAAACGATTGAGCAACCTTTTCGTCCTTCTTTGGTGTGCCGAAAACATGGAGTATATCAAAAGCATTTCTGGAGGGTCCACATTTGCGGAGATAAGCAAAAAGGCCTTTAGACCTATTCCAGTAACAATCCCCGGCAATGCTATTCTACACCGCTTTGAAGAATTAGCGACCCCACTCTACCACAGAATTGTCGCCAATTCTAAAGAGCAACATGCCCTCGCCCAAACCCGCGACCTCCTCCTTCCCAAGCTAATGTCAGGAGAAATCCGAATCAAGGACGCCGAGCGAGCTGTGGAGGACGTGCTGTGA